CTGGAAACAAAATTATTGAAATTAACATCTATGACAACAGAATCAACACTCACGGATATGAATTTGATCAGGCACATAATACCCTTTTTAAAACACTTATTCAGGATAATTCTATGATGACTAGAGAATCAGTATCTCTCAAATTAGGATCATCTAATTTCTCCACAGAACTTGACGATGGACATTATAAAATATCATTTGACAATACTATACAAGGCTCAGTCTATAGTTATAATAAGGGTAATTCCATAACACTCTCTTCCAAAGAACTAACAACATTGCCACATGATCTCATTCTTTCCAGATTTAGATCTATTAGCAATGACATACCTCTAGGTAAAATCACTAGTCATAATGATGGTATGGATTCCTTGTCTCCAGATATGGTGATCAAGTATGAAGATACATATAAAGTGTTAGAAATTGGTACAACAAGAGGCAGTGTTGATCATGCATTCAGTATCAAAGAATCAAAATATCAATTAGCACTATCAAATAGGTTTGACAAATTTGACTTTTATAAGCTAATTGTTAGTCCTACAACAGTGTATTCTGATCTAACTCTATCTATGGATGATTGTAGAGATATCATGTTATTGTATAGACTTGGTTTGACGATACAAGATGAGTGTAAAATTCTTGGATTTTTACCTGATTATGAATCAGAAGACTTAGATTATAAGAAGAATGATATAAAACAGTTGATTGACAACTTTGAAATAGAATACAATTCAAAAGATGACTTGCTAAACTGTTTTGATGAAGAAGTTAAAGAAACACAATACGTAAAACAGCTTATAAAGACCTCTATAAAGATGATAGAGAACAGAAAAGTTGAAGATAAATCCATTGGATTCTACAATCACTTAATTGGAACTAGAAATGATACTAAGCGTGTTTGTCCGATGCCTTTCTTAATACCCCTCAGTGTTTCTGATGATAGCAATTTTACAATACCATATATCTGCTTAGGGGGAGAATTGCAAACTGCAATCAGTAAAGTTTGGATGTACGCAAGACAAAAGTCTATTGATTCTAAATTTTTGCAAAATGATTATTTAGAGGGGAAATGTGTTGGATATGAATCATTTGAGAGATCAAAAAAACGTGCCAAATCAAATAAGAAAGAGATGATGTTCTTGCCTGAGCTAGACGAAAATGAATGGTCATCATTATCATCAGAATATGGCCTAAGAAATAAGAAGTACAAAAATAAGATTAAAGATTCTAATGGTTTTTCTTTGGATGTTGATACACTAGACATACAGCATTTCTTAAACAACAAAAATGTCTTTTTAACTATTGAAGATTATGTCCTGACAGACAGATTAGTGCATTTCTTGAAATCTTATGTTGATTTAGAACATGTTGGTATGCCTGCCTTATTAGAGTTTTCTAGAACTAAAATTGGTCAATTTCTATTATTCATATCTTGCTTGGGTATAGAAATATCAATAAATTCTAACACGAATACAAGTAATGGCATGATGATATTGACAAATATTAGACCATACAATATTCCATTGATTATTAGCAATTCTGGATCTTCAAAACATATATTTTACTCTATAATGATAAATGAGGATAATATTCTAGACGAAGTTGGTTTGCCATTTTCATCTTTATTTTCTTGTTTGCCAGGATTTAAGACAAATGGCTTTAATTCAACTAGATCAGGAGATCTTGGAAATATGATAACAGCATTTACCAAAGGTTTTTCATTGTTTGTCTGTTTTAAAGAGATAGACAATTTAGGGCTAGATGCAGAACTTAGACTTAAAACTGATTATCTAGCTTCCATACTAGTTATGTTAGAAAATAAAGAAGCAACATCTTCATCACTATCAAATGTTAGATATATGTATATGAAACAAGTTTGTAATTCTGATGATGATCCTCTAGTAGTCTGTAAAAAGTTTCCCAAAATTGTTAGAAGTAGATTGCTAATATTCTTCATGAATAAGATTGAAAGTTATTTTAACAAGAATGATGGAGCAATAGTGAAACCTTTGGATCATGTTGGTTATGATGACATAACAGAAGAAGACCAACTAGATGTGTCTAATGATCAAATGGATGGGCTGTTATCCTTCATAAGTGGTGATTCCATTTCATTTGAAGTAGCCTTAAACTTATCATATTTCAGTGTTTTAAGAGATAAAGATAAAGATGATATAACTAGTTCAAATAGGAAAATATTTGAAAAAGTATTAAAGGAGGAACTCAATATGAGGAAGACTAGAGATAACTTCATATCACCTAATATTATGCCAGAAGAAATAAATCCAAATGAGCTACAATCTCATGAGTTTTGTGCAAGTCATGTGGAAAATATTGCTAAATGCGCTAAAGATGTGATGAGTAGCAGAGGTTATAATGAAGTTAGATTTCAGGAAAAAGTAATTAATGATTTAGCTAAGACAACTTTTGAAGAACTTGCTACTATGAAAGCATCTGCTGAGTACAAAGATATCACACTGAATCTAGACATTGGTAATTATGAGCCAAAGAAAAGAATTAAAGCTATTAGTGGAATATTTAGAGTGCTAGATGAATTGGATATAAAAGAAAATTCTCCTATGCTATATTTCAAATTATATAGTGATAAAATAAAAGAAATAGGTGCTCTTATTGTAAATCTGTTCAAGAAGAACCAGGTACAAGGCGTCAGAGAGATATTTGTTCTCAATATATATTCGAGATTATTAATAAAATTCTTAGAAACATCTTCTAGATCAATGTGTGATGTTATGCCAAATGAATTTTTAACTAAAGGAAGAGATAAGTATAAAGAAGTGCCTAAGATTTATAATAAGATTCATAAAGCGTCAATGAATAATAAGACTGCTATCACTATGACAGTTTCAGGAGATTGTACAACTTGGTGTCAAAGATTTATAATGAAGATATTCTCTGTTTTCATGAATGAGATGTATAGCAATTGGCCAGGAATGAGAAATTTGCTGAACACAGTCTTCAATTTGATAACTGACAAAAGATTGGAACTTCCAAAATCACTCATTGATGATTTCTTATTCAGATCTGATATTATGTCAATGTCCTCAGATTCTTTAAATGAATTGAAGAATCAATTTCTTGGTAGAAGTGATAATAATGATTTGATAGACAACAATTCTCCATACTTGAAAAATACCAGTAATTTTATGCAGGGAATTTTACATTACACTTCAAGTATTATTCACTCTTCACATTGTCTTTGGTTAAATAGATTATGTGCATCTATCTTTCCAAGAGTTAAGAAGTCAGAAGATGATGAATTTATTCGCATGAGTCAAGTTTCTTCAGATGATTTTGGTTTTGTTATGTCTATTGTGTTCTCTTCTAACCATGATGATGTAGCTGAAAAATATTTATGGTACAAAGGTGTATTGGAGCTTTATAGTAACATAATAAAAAGCTCATATCCATTGTTTGGTGCATTGGTGTCAGATGAGAAATCTGTTCTGGTTTGCTTTCACAATATATATGAGTTTAATTCTTTCTGGTTTGTGAAAAACACTTTGTTAGAGCCTAAGATAAAATGGTTTGTTAGCACTTCTAATATTAGGCCTGAATCATCATGTTATGATAGAATGAATACAGATTATACCTTGTTTAGAGATATGGTGAAGCACGGAATTAGTAATGAGAGCATAGCAGCTATAGAATCATCATGTGCAATTAACCATTACATAACTATGGGTATGCTATCAGAAAGCAATAGTACATGGAATTTAGTTTCATTAAATATGTCTGACAAGCCTCACCCCATGTTCTTCAATTATATTCCATCTATGTGGAAATGCTCTTTCTACTTTGGTTTAGAATCAACTCTTTTCTATAATGATCTCAAAAATGACAAGACCTTAAGGTATCATTATTTATTTAAAAACAGTGCCACATTCAACAAAAGTATAAGTGATGAGCAATTCAACATAAAATTGAACATTGGTGATAGTAGAAAATATAAGAAATTCATGCTCGATCTAAATTTGGAGAAAGATGAAATAGAAAAATCATGCAATAATCCAAGATCTCTATATGTATCAGATACAAGCATAGACTCTTTACTATTCAGATTAAAGTTGAAAACTATATCTCCTGGTGTTCGTGATAGTTTTATGTATGTGTCACCAATGATAGCTATAAGATCTTCTGCATACATTATTAGAAATCCATGCATTACGATAAAAGAATCCAATGATCAATTCAATAAATGCAATCTGATCTATTTGCTACAAAAAGAATATCCTGTTAGTAAGAAATATATTCCTAATGATTCTGATGTTTTCTTGAATGTGTATGAATATTCTAAGAATTGTGTGCCTATGATATACCATTTCAAAAAGAAATCTATTAAAATCCAAACCTGGTTATCTAACTCCTATGATAAAGATGTCTCATTGATGAATTGTGTTAAATGGAAATGGTTCAATGAAGATAAGAAAAATTCTTTATATATGATGAATAAGAGTTGGAACAATCATAAAGAAAATTATAGCTGGTTAAAAGATGATTATGAGTCAACTTTAGACAGTTTCACTAAACATACTGGAAAAGAAGGCCACTTGTCATTGTATTATGCAATAACATCTATCATGGAGAAGAATATGAATGTTGAAGTTCTGACAAAAGGCAGAAGAAAACCACAATTTGTTGATCAAATAAAGGAGTGTATGAAGAATGATTCATTCAGATCAAAGAAATTATTGTTTATAGATGATGTTATTAAGCCCACTGAAGCATCCATTCAACAGAACATCAATGAATTGGAATGTGCTCTAGGTAGATTGAAAGTAGTGTCTTCAATGAACTTTTGCTATACAGATGTGATAGCCTCGCTCTTCAAGAATTTCTCTAATTCTGTTAATAATCTTTCTGATACTGATATAATAACTAGAATGCAAAATAGATATCATCCTTTATTCTTGATGTCCCGATTGATGAAGTATGAAGGAAAACTATTAAATAACGTGGAATCATCTAAAATATTCGATTTGATGATGAAATTTAATCAAGGTCAATTAATGTGGTATGAGCAAATGCAAAAGTTAATTGATGGTAGATATTGTGGTACTGGAGTTATTAATTTGATAATTGGTTCTAAAAAGTTTAAACTAATTATAAAAGATGATAAGTTGGTTGAATTAATTGCGGATAATATTGCCTCAGTAATGCTACATAAAGTTGAGATCAATTCTTGCTTCAAAGCACTAGGTATAACAAGCTCTGATTTAATATATGCAGAAGCAGGTGTTGTTATCAAAGACAAGAAAATGACTATAGTATATGGTAAACCTTCTTCTCCCATAAGAATACAGCAAGTCATGATAGGAGAGCCTAATAACTTGAGATTCAGGTTTGATAAGAATAAAAATACAGGAAATTTGACTTTATTTTCTTCTATAAGAGGTATGCAAGTAGAAAACCTAAAATTCAATCCAAGAACATTAAATGAACAAGTTTCATTGGAAACAGAAGATGATTTTCTCAATCATTGGGTGAATAACAAAAGAATGGATCTTGAATTATGTGATACAGTAATAAGTGACAATGTACAACTCTCATCAGATCTTATCAAGAATAGATTGATTAGATTGAGGAAGATTAGTAATCCTAGATATCAGATCATTACAGAGAATGTTTCTAGCGTGGATGTTGAAGCAGAAGATGATTTTGATGCAGATTTGTTTGCTAAAGAAATGGATGATATATTTGACAATGAGGACTTATTTTCTGATGATGTTTTGTGTCTCAATGAAGTTCTTCAAAATGAGGAAGATCTAGAACTAGACGATATGTTCATGATGGGAATAGATGACATGTCCGACTTCCAATTCTTATTGCCAGAGATTGAATATGTTGCGCAAAAATCTGAGATTGCTATGGAGTATGCAAAAGAAACAATAGTTTGGGATGATTTGATATCTTATCTAGAAGATAGTTATGGTTTGATACAAAATTGGACACAGATACCTGACGAAATATTAGACACATCCTTAGGTGACTGCTTGCTGCTTATAAATATTAAATTCAAAGAAAATGTAATTAAGCCCAAAGTCAAGAAATTCAATTTCAGGAAAAAACAGTAATTATTATATTATCAAGACAATTAAACAACAAGATATCAG